TTGTCACACAAAAATGAAACAAAATATACACATCTTGTCACACAAAAATGAAACAAAATATACACATCTTGTCACACAAAAATGAAACAAAATATACACATCTTGTCACACAAAAATGAAACAATCGATTTGTAATTTTGTCTCCAGATTTTACGTTCAAACTAATTAGAGTAGGCCAAGCCTCCCATACCACTCATGATTCTAAGGACGTTGTAATTCGTTGTATAAATTCGGACTCGGGCAGTGGTGACAGTAATTTGTCCAGTTTCAGGATCGACGGCCTGGAACGTACCCGGATGCACTGCAAATTGTAAAGTTGCATTGTCGATACGAGAGAAGTTGACGGTACCCGAAGGTTGGTGTTCCTCCGGTTTCAAACCAAATGAATAGACGTTAATACCCTCTGACAAACTTCCAGAGGTATGATGTTGCCACATTTGCACCAAATTGAAATATGTGCCTTCACGACCCGCAAAACGATCATGACCGTTCAACTGCAATTTCGCAAACACCACAGGATCACCATAATTGGCTCCCACCGTCGCTCCACCAGTTGTCGAAAAGTTACCTCCAACTCCACCATAGTTAGGAGCATCATACATAGCAAAAGGTGTTCCAACCACATCGAATGCATCTAATTGATAATTAGACCATTGGTTGCTAACATGAGCACCAGGGAAACCAATGTTGGAATCCTTTTGAACCACCCAAATTAATTCCTTTGAAGGATGATTGAATGACAATCGGATTTTGTTGGAAGTGTTGTTGATTGATTCTTCTCCAGTGTATTGTAATTGTTCAATCAAGTATTCATGTGACACTTGGGCAAAACGACGACGTTCATCGGTATCAAGATAAATGTAATCAACCCAGAGAGAACAAGCTAACAAATGTTGATTTTTGACGTTAGGGTCAATTTGACCAGAAGTGTCAACCCACAAGAGTTCAATGGGTCGCATTTCCAAGTTGATTTTGACCTCATGATATTGTAAAGCGATCAAAGGTAGAGCCAATCCAGCATTACGACAGAACCAAAACTGTAAAGGAATGTACAGAGTGGTGCGGGGTTTGACTTGTGTATTAAAGGTACAGAGAGCCAGAGTTTTTCCAACCATTTTGTTGTAAGTGGTTCGCATTCCGAAAGGAATGGTGAGTTCACTCCAAATTTGGAGCCAATCTCCAAATTGACGATCGATTCTTTGACCACCGATTTCGACTTCGACAACACGAATTAAATGATGTCCCACTTCATCGGTCCATCGTCCAGAGACTGATGGGTCGATTTCAGGGAGTTCGACTTGTAAATAGACTCGGAAAATGAGATCACCGTTACGAGAGATCAAGGCAGTGACTTTTTTACCAAAATCAGGATTACCCATAAAGGTTTGTTCAATTGATTCCATGGCAAAGTTGGTATGACGACGATACACAACTTTAAAGAAGGTAATTTGAGGATTACCTGTAAGATAGATGTTCTGAGCCCCATATGCGACTAATTGCATTAATGTAACTTTTTCTTCAGATTTTGCAGTCAAATTGCTTTAATTATAAAATCACTTCAGATTTCACGTTCATTTCTAATCATATAGTGTTTTCCAGCTGAAGAAAAAATCCCCGATTAACTACTTCCTAGTTAACCCCTCTCGCTTCCCAAGCAGTCCTTTTAAGACTGACATTGGTCCCGAGAGGCACAACTCACTCACATGGGAGTTTATTGTGGACCGACTGTACATTAAGCCCATGAAAGATGATTTCATGAACCGATCGATGACCCAGTCTGTAGCGATTACTTCAAAGAAACCCTTGAAGTCACCGACGGTCTTGTCCACCTTTGTGTTCAAAAGATGAGTGTTAACCGTTTTCATCAATCTTGCCTGAGGGACGATGTCCCCGGTGTGGGCTGTCACCCACGTACCAATTATGACCACTTACTGAAAAATCAGCAGTACGACCATAACCCGACTAGGAGGTACCACAGCAGAATGTTAATTCATTCTTCCTTTGGACCCTCACGAGTCCGCTGCCTCCTGTTGGCG